TCTCAGCAAGGCGATGTCGCATTTCAGTATCGGGGACAGTGGCGCCAGCTTCAGGAATCCGTCAGGTCGGTGCGCATTGCAGCCGATGCCGATCCCACCGAGGTTTCGCGTGTCCGGGAGATGCTCCAAACCCGTGGCTGGTCGCGCCGAACTCTGGCCAACGGAGACACGCTGTATGTCCCGCCGCGACGAGCTGGATTTGCTCCGGCGGTTCGGGCCAACGAAAATGCTGTCAACGGAATCCGTTCTGCCGTGCTGACGATTGCGGCAGAGATTTCTAGGCGGGGTGGCACGGTAGATCAGGACACGACAAGGGCGATTGCACGAGCTCTGTTTGCCGCTCATGCTGAAGGGCTTCGAGGCGCTGCTCTTGAATCCCGGGTTTACCAAGTTCTTTCCCGCTTTGTGGGCGAGGATGTGGCGGCCAGAATCGCAGAGGCTAGGCGAGCCGGAAACCATGTTCCCATCGGGAACCTAGATCAGTCATTTGACGATCTTGTCCTGCGGAACCAGACCATCGACGGACTGTGGTCCGAGTTCGATACCGGATTGGATGAGCTCGGAGAAGCTCGACCGGGTACTGGAACATCGGCTGTGTACGGACTTGACGCTCCCGGAGGAACTTCCCTCATTCTTCAAGTGGCGAATGAGATCAGGCAGCGAGGCACGGAAGTTACCCGGGAGATGTTTGAGGAGATTGTCGAGGATCTTCGAGCCATCATGCAGGATCCCCCGATGAGAGTCAATTCCCGTGGACAGCGGGTTCTTGATTCTCGCGCAAGGCTTGCTCAGGTTGCGGATGTCATCAATTCGCGCGTGGCTGATCAGGGTCGAAGAATCGCCATGCCGCGAGCTCTTGGAACCACGGTGCGAAACTCGGGCCAGCGTCTTCAGGCCATGAGGGCGGCTGCTGTCGCCCGCGAACAGGCCCGTGTAAATGCCGGAGCTCCTCCTGTTCCCGGAACACGAGTAACAACCGCTACTGCGGCCACGCCTCCTGCTGGCGGTGGTAGGGCTGGTGGTGCTGGTGGAGGCGGTGGTGGTGCTGGTGGAGGCGGTGGTGGTGCTGGTGGAGGCGGTGGTGGTTCTGCCCCGCCGAATCAACCTCCCGGGGGAAATGCAATTGCTGGGGCTCGAAGAATGAATGAAGAGATCCCCATTGCTCGCGGGACCGATACCTTTGGAGCGTTGCAGCGATTCTTCAATCAGGCCGCAGTAGTTCTTCGCCTGAACAATCCAGCGGCCCGCATGGCGATCTGGGAAGCCTTCAATGCCCGGAGAGCCCTTGCTACGCGGTCTGGAGTAAATGTCGCCCAAGGCCAGACGGTCTTTGAGGAAGGCAGCATGGAGCTGTCTGGACACATGGCAAACGCTCTGATTTCTTGGCGAAACGGCTATACCCGATACGCCCTGAATCGTGGAACTGGAGATCGAATTGGATTGATTGATTCCCTTCGTGTTGCTTTTGGTCCGAATAGGCGACAGATGATGGAAGAGTTCGATGCAGCGGTAGCTCAGCAACTCAGGAATGGAGCATTCAATCATCCGCACGAAGCAGTGAACGAAACGGCAAGGCAGCTGAGGCGGACATTCAACGACATCGACACCGCCGCTCATCTTGCCGGTGTGCGTGGCTTTGTCGGAAGCGCGGTCAACAACTACTTCCCGAGGCTGTGGCGGTGGGATCGAATTTCTCGGCTCGGCACGACTCCAGAAGGAATCAGGGCGCTTGAGGATCTTCTGTTCACTGCTCTTGGAGGAGGAACAGGAACCCGGCAGATCGTCACTGAAGCGGGAGCGGTTGTCGATCTCACCGATGTTCGCGAGGCTTCCCGTGTTCTTGCAAATCGGCTGATCAATCTTGCAAACAACTCCGATCAGGCTCCATTGCTGGACATTGACGATGAGATTGCAAGGGCGATTGAAAACCTTCAAGGACCCGTCTCTCCGACAGGCACATCGCCAACTCCGTTCGGACGCGCCCGTATCCTTATGGATGAAGGAGCTGGGCTTGCTACGCCAACTGACTTGCTGAACATCGGAAGAAGCCACATCAGCTTGGCCGATCTGACCATGACGGACATTCCATCGGTCCTGAAGAAATACTCCGTCTCGGTGTATGGAGCGATCAACGAACGGCGCTTCATCGATTCTTTCAACGAGCAACTGGCTCACTTTGGCATCATGGATGTCAACGGAGCTCCTGTTCAGGTGGACAGCATCGAAGAGATGATCGGAACCATCAACAGGATCGGAAATCTCGATCCAACCATGGGCGGATCCATGAGCGAAGAAGCCACAGCTTCGTTCAGGGAGATCGTGGCTGCTCTTCGTTATGAACCGCTGCATAGGAGCAACAGAGAGCTGGCTGGCCTTGAAAGGTGGGGATCGGCTGGCCTTGGAGTCATGCTTCCTCTGGGATATATGTCAACCGGAGGACTATTCGGATTTGTTGCAGCTTCCGAGACAAGCCGAATCATCGGTACTCTGGGAATGGGTTCGATGATGAGGCAAATGCCAATCCTGAGCGAAATGGTCGGGAACTGGCAGAACATGGATGAAGGAGCTAGAAACTTCTCTGGAATGCTGGACCACTGGTTCCACCCTTCAACGGATCGCTTGAGGCGGGCGCTGATGCAGGACATCTCGAATCAGATGGGCGAAGAGCCGAATCGAGTCCTTCGTGGTCTCAATTCAATGTCAAATTTCTTCTCCGACCTGACGCTCCTTGCTCCAGTCACATCATTCACTCAGCAACTGATGGCGGCGTCCACAATTCAACATCTATACGATGTTTCTCGGGGAACAGCCAGCAGATTGGATGATGCAACCGTTCGGACTCTCGGCCTTGAGCCGGATCAGTACACGGAAATCATTGACTACATCGGGACCAACGCAATCACCAGAAATGGACTGCTGGGCGACCGCGTGGTCGATCTGCGGAACATCAACGATGTCCGAATGGACAATGTCCGGGCATTCCTAGATCGAGCCGTAAGGACCAGAATTCAGGATATGCCCACCCGTGGCGATTTCCATCGAATCGGCTTTACTTGGTATGGACGCCTTCTGACTCAGTTCCGCGCCTTCAATCTGAAGGGCGTGGACAACTTCCTGTTTCAGAACATCACAAGGGCAAAGCGGGGAGGAACGGCTGGACAACTCAGGGTTGCCCGAGAAATCAGCGCAACGATGTTGTTTGCCGGGTTGATCCAGTATGCGAGAAACTATGCAGATGCGCAGAGCCATCGAGCTACTGGGAATGACGATAAAGCCCGAGAAATCGAAGATCGTCTTCTGGGCGTTAGTGGATTTGCCCGAGGAGCGTTTACTGGACCTAGCGAGTTCTTTCTTCCGATCATGGCTGCCGATGCCGCTTGGACCACGGCAGTTGACGATGATCCGTTGTTCTCAGCCTATAGGTACAGCGGCCTGAACTGGTACGGCTTTCCAGCTCAGTCTTTCCTGTCAAAGACATGGGACATCACAAAGGATGTCGCCGGAGCAACAGTTCAGCGGGCGATTGGAAACGAAGACAAGGAACGAGACATCACCAAATCTACGGTTCATAAATTCAGGCTTCTCCTGCCATTCCAGAACTTCCCGGCCATAAAGCATTTCCTCAACATTACTGAAGAGGAGATTGCCGAGGAGTTCAACCTGTTGGACAAGCAGACTCGGAAGCGAACATCGATCTTGGACCGTTGAATCTAAGGAGCTCTAAACCATGCCAAACAGCTATGTCACTTTCACCGGGAACGGGTCCAACCGGACCTTCTCGTTTGCTGGGATCGATGACTACCTCAGCACCGCCTACATCAAGGTCTATATCAACAACCAGCTTGTCGATGCGGCCAACTACACCATTGATGTGAGCGGTGGAAACGAAAATGTCATCTTTACGGTGGAGTATGGGGCTCCTGCTTCCGGAGCGACGGTAAAGATCGCCCGAGAAACCCCAAACACTTCATCAGGGTTCGTCTCCAATATCGTGGACTTTACGGACGGTTCTGTTCTGACTGCCGCAGATCTCGACAAGGGCTTCAAGGGAATGCTGCACATCGTGCAGGAAGCCAACGATACAGGCAGTGGAGCCCTTGGAAAGTCGACAGACGGCCTCAGCTGGGATGCAGGAAGCAAGCGGATTACGAATCTCGCCAACGCCACATCTGCTCAGGATGCAGTCACAAAGTCCCAGCTTGATGCGGCTCAGGTCTACGGAAACGCCCCGATTGTTCCTCAGGCTTGGACCTTTGTTGGAAACGGATCGAGCAGCGACTTCACTTTCTCGCCGGAAGCATTGAACACCGATCCAAATATGTTCATTGTCGAGGTGGGCGGAGTGATCCAGATCCCCACCACCGACTACACGATCTCGGCTTCAAAGATCGGCTTTGTCGCAAGCGGTTCGCCAAACCCCCCAGCAAACGGAGTGGGGATCCGCGTCCGAAACTTCGGAGTCTCTCGCAGCGTTCTCTCCGTGCTGCCGAATGAATCGGTAACAAACCAGTATCTGGCGGCCAATGCCGTCGCCACGACAAACATCCAGACCAACGCAGTTACAGCCGACAAGCTGGCAGACAGCGCGGTTGATTCAGCCTCTATTCAGGCTGGAGCAGTGACGGCGGGCAAGATTGCTTCAAACGCGATCTCGACTGCCATGATTCAGGATCTACAGGTCACGACGGCGAAGCTGGCGAACAATGCGGTAACCAACGATAAGCTTGGACCCCTTGCGGTGACGAATGCCACTCTCGGGGACAATGCCGTAAGTGGGGACAAGATCGCCACTAATGCCATCAGCTACAGCAACATGAATAAGGCTACGGTGGGGACTCTATTTACAGGCTCCGCTGGGTTTGCCCGGTTCCTGAAGATTGGGCCTGATGGAGCCCTAAGCATCGACGCCCTGACCAACATTCCTGTTGGAACTCCGACTCAGGATGTGAATTTCCAGAGTAATACGGGAAGCAATGGATATGGAATCACTGGGCTGAAGAACCCGACAAATGCCTACGACGCAGTCAATAAGTCGTTCATGGAGGACGGAATTCGGGGCAATCGATGCCTTCTCCGCATCTCGGGTCTTTATGGAACGAGTGCGGCAACCCTAGATGGTCATGGAACTGGATCCTTTTCGGTTTTTTCGTTCTCGGATGGAGGAACGACTAGGTACGGAATCCGACCGACCACTGGAACATGGTGTGGAATGTTCTTTGTCTTTACCGCAACAGGACTTTCGTTCTACGAGCCGGTATTCAGCTTCAGCAGCGCGACCAATCTGTCTACTTTCTACTCATCCAGAGCTTTCCATTCCCTGACTGTGGCGTCGACTACTGGAACCCCTGCCGCATACTCCTATTTCATCGGGTTCCGTACCGCATAAGGATCAAGCCATGCCGAACCTACTCAGTCCCGACATGACTGTTTCTGCATTCAATGAGCAGCAAATGCCCATCGGAGCGATCATTGTCTACACCGGATCCCCAAATCCTCCCAAGGGCTGGTTGTTCTGCAACGGAGCTTCTTACAGCCAGCTGACCTATGCCGCGCTGTTTGCAGTGATCGGAACGACCTTTGGAGGATCTGGCGGTAACTTCAATGTCCCGACGATCTCCGACCTCAGCGGAAACGCCCGTCTTAAGTACATGATCAAGGCGCTGAGGTACGACCCATGAATGAGGAAGTTCTCATTGCCTTGGGTAGGCTTGAAGGTAAAGTCGATGCGATGATGACATCGCTGCGGATGCAAGAACAAGAGCTCAAGATCCTTGAAGGCCGAATCAGGGAGCTGGAGCAGAGTCGGGCTTGGATGCTCGGTGTGGCAGCCGTCATTTCTGTTATCGCTGGTTTCATTGTCAAAATCATCCCCATCAAAGGCTAAACATGGAAGCAATCAATCTCTACAGCGGAAGCGCCACGGCGGGAGCCAAGACAGCTGTGTTCGTCCCCAACTTGCAAAAAGACTCCCTCAATCGCAACAACACTGGCCATGTTCAGATGGTTGTCACCAGTGGAGTTGAAACTCCTGCGGTCAAGATTGAAGGAAGCAGTGATGGGACCAACTGGATCGATGTGGCCACTGGAGTCAACACGACTACCGGATTCCACATTGCCGTGTTTCCATACATCCGGGCCAATGTCACTACTGCGGGAACCAGCACAAACATCGCGGTCTACCTAATTCTCTAAAGGAGCGTTGAATGTCGCGTCTCTCTGCCCCACTCAACCTTCTTGGTCCTATTGCGGGCCCGGAATACAGCCCAGAAAGCTCGACAAGGCTTTTTAGCGACTTCTATTCTGCGAATTCAGATTGGAAGTTTCAGAAGATCACTGCCGCAACTTCTGCTGCTTTTTCCGATCCAACATATAGACCTTTTTACGGAGTCAATCCAAACTTTGGCGGGACGGTCGAAATAACAGGAACATCCGGAATGCTTGCTGGATGTCGCGCTCGGATTTGCGACAGCCTGACAACCGAGACGCTTTCGCTAGCTGCCGGTGTGGCGGAAATGGACTTTACTATTCGCCTCAAGTGGGATCGAGCCGCCACGGCAGGATGCATTCCTTGGATTGGTTTTTTCTCGACTACAACTGCATCGACTTCTGTCTTGGTCCCATCTTACGGAATTGGATTTAGAGCTACGGGTACTGCTGATACATGGACAGCTTTTTCCTCCGCTAATTCATTTCTTGGAGAAGGCTTGGTCGCTCCCGGAGTTGTAAATTCAAGTTGGAACACCTTGAATGTTTACATCAATAAAGCAGCTGATTTGGCAATCTGGAATGTGAATGGAGTAGAGATTCTCCGTTCAACTTTAAGTCTGCCAAGCATTACAAACGGACAAAGTACGGCAGCTAATTGCTTTTCAGTCGGCGCTGAGATTCAAACCACGGCAACATTGACTGGAGCAAAAACGCTTACCATCGACTTCATGCGATTCCGATATTTCCACAACAGGAGTTGAGATGGTTTCGCCACTACTTACTAGTAAGAATGCGGCTTTCTACCCATTCGATGAACGAGAGTTTGATCCGTTGTCTTGTGTCCGTCTCTACTGCGATGGAATGCTTCCTGAAGATCAAAATACCTCAATGGTCGCTTCAGGAGCAGCGCGAAGTGGGAATATGCTGATCACGATTCCGTATACGGAAGGCGTCAATGGAGACCGTTCAGCTCCGGTCACACGCATCAATTCCTACGGGCCAAGCAGTTCTGGATATATCCGGATTCAGACAAAAAACAATGTCTCACCGGTAAGTCGATCTTGGATTTCAGACAGATTCCTTCCAAGCAACGGCCAGCTTTATCTCGGTATGTTCGAGATGGACACTACGGCTAGGGTTCGATACAACCGGAATGGAAATACGGGATCAATTACGGTTTCTCCGCGAGTTGGTTGGCATCCGGGCCATGTAGATAATGTTCTGAACAGTGCTGAAGGACTGACCGAAAATGCGTCTTTTGTGGTCTTGAACAGCGAGACTACTTGGTTTGCGCATACCTCTACAGTCAAGACCGGAACTGAAGTTTACAATCGCGTGAACAGTAACATTAACTGCAACGAATGGCACACTTTGAGAGTTTGGTCTTCTGAAGGCGGAAAAAGAATCGTGTATTCGATTGATGGAAATGTGATTCACATCGAGGAAAACGATCTTTACATTCCAAACAACTCAACCATTGTTTCTCTGGGATCTGGATTGCAAGGGGGCCTTACTCTTCGGGCTGCCCAAACACTTACTAACCATCCATACATTGATGTAGAGTGGGTACTGATCCGCATCTTTATGAAGCGTTAGGAGAAAACAATGGACGAAATCCTGAAAAAGCTTCATGAAGGCGTCGGTAAAGCCTTGCTGGAACGGATTCAATCCGGAGAGGCAAATGCGGCCGATCTCAATGTCGCCCGTCAGTTCCTGAAGGACAACGGGATCGATGGATCCATCAAGAACAGCGAACCCCTGCTCAACCTCGCCAAGGTCATGCCGTTTGATCCAGACGAGGAGGAGGCCGCATGAGCGAGGCTCAGGACAAGCTCAAGGATTTCCGCAACTTCGTCTGTCTTGCGTGGGATCACCTTGGGCTTCCTGAGCCTACTCCCGTGCAGCTGGACATCGCCAGATATCTACAGAAGGGTCCCCGTAGGCGCGTCATCGAGGCGTTCCGTGGGGTGGGAAAGAGCTGGCTGACCAGCGCCTATGTAGTCTGGCGTCTTCTGCATGATCCCAGTCTCAATGTTCTGGTGGTGTCTGCATCGAAGCAGCGGGCAGATGACTTCAGCACATTCACCCTGAGGCTGATCCATGAGATCCCATTCTGCCAGCATCTGAAGCCTAGGGACAACCAGAGGAACAGCAAGATCGCCTTTGATGTCGGTCCTGCACCGCCAAGTCAGGCTCCAAGCGTCGTATCAAAGGGAATCACCAGCCAAATCACGGGAAGCCGTGGCGACCTGATCATTGCCGACGATGTGGAGTCTCTGAACAACTCGGCTACTGCCGTCATGCGGGACAAGCTGCTGGCAAGCACTGCCGAGTTCGAGGCAGTCCTGAAGCCGGGTGGAGAGATCATCTACCTAGGGACTCCGCAGACGGAGCAGAGCATCTACCACGGGTTAACGGAGAAGGGATATGAGATCCGAGTATGGCCAGCTAGGTTCCCAGAGGAACGACTCAGGGTCGCCTTTGGAGACCGTTTGGCTCCGATGCTGCGGACTGGAAAGCCGGGAGATCCTACTGATCCCAAGCGTTTCGACGCCATGGATCTGATGGAACGCGAAGCCTCGTATGGACGAACTGGCTTTGCCCTTCAGTTCATGCTGGACTCGACCCTCAGCGATGCCGACAGATATCCACTGAAGATCAACGATCTGATCGTGTTTGGATTGAACACCGAGAATGCCCCGGAGAAGCCGATCTGGGCGATGAATCCAAACAACATCGTCAAGGATGTCCCGTGCGTCGGGTTCAACGGAGACCGCTTCTACGCCCCCATGGAGATCCAAGGCAAGTGGATTCCATATGAGGGTGGCATCATGGCAATCGATCCAGCGGGTCGTGGAGGCGATGAGACCTCGTATTGCGTGGTCAAGATGCTGAATGGCTTCCTGTATGTGACGGCCTGTGGCGGTCTTGCCGGAGGGTACGGCGAGGATGTGATGAGGAAGCTGACCAAGATCGCCAAGGACAACAAGGTCAATCTGATCCTGATTGAGTCCAACTTTGGCGACGGTATGTTCACGGAGCTCCTGAAGCCCTACTTGATGAAGGACTACCCCTGCACCACGGAAGAGGTCAGGCACAACATCCAGAAAGAACGGCGGATCATCGACACTCTGGAACCCGTAATGTGCCAGCATCGGCTGGTTCTCGACATCGGGGTCATCAGAAACGATTACGAATCCACCAAATCATATACCAGCGAGAAGGCACTTCAATTTTCACTTATCTGGCAGCTCAGTCGGATTAGCAGGGCCAAGGGATCCCTAGCTCACGATGACCGGCTTGATGCCTTGAGCATGGCCGTGGGATTCTGGGCCGACAAGATGGCTCAGGATGCAGACCGAAAGATGGCCCAGCACCGGGAGCATATGCTCGATGTGGAGCTGGAGCGATTTATGGAACACGCTGTCGGCTATAAGCCCAAGGGGGATATATGGATGTAGATGACTCCGATGACATCCAGATCCTCGCAGCCTCCGCCATCCTGCTGTACGAAGACTACCTACGAGATTCCGGAAACATCAAGTCGGCAATTCCTCTTGCAAGGGTTATGAGGATGCTCAAAGAAGCGGTCGATCCTGAAATCTTGGAAATGTGCAAGGAGTTCAAATGCCAAGCCCCTGCAAAAACAAGAAACTGAATGTCCCATTCAAGACCCCCGGAGGACCAAAGAAGTCAGCCGTGTGCGTCAAGGATGGAGACAAGACCAAGATCGTTCGGTTCGGAGATCCCAACATGACGATCAAGAAGCACATCCCGGGTCGAAGGAAGAACTTCCGAGCACGACACAACTGCGACAACCCCGGTCCAAAGACAAAAGCCCGATACTGGTCCTGCAAGGCTTGGTGACATATGCCCCGCAAAGAACCCCGAGACTACAAGAAGGAATACCGCGAGTACCACGGAACTCCGGAGCAGCGAGAGCACCGGGCCAATCGAAACAAGGCCCGCCGCATGATGATCAAGGAAGGAAAGGTGCGAAAGGGAGACGGACAGGAAGTGGATCACAAGGACGGAAACCCAAAGAACAACAGCAGACGAAACCTTCAGATCCTGTCTAGGCGTCAGAACCGGAAGAAAGGCAACTGATGCATCTGCTGTTCAACAGCTACAAGATTCCCATTGTTGTCAAGAAGATGGAAGAAGGAGACTTTGGGGAGTTCTTCTTCTTTCCTTATCCAGAAATCCAGATCAGTACTGGGTTAAAGGAAGAAGTACAAACCAGTACCATCCTCCATGAGGTTCTGGAGATGATCTCTGAGATCTATGGCCTCAGTCTGGATGAGTCTCAGATCCGTACCCTTGAGGTCTCCCTGATGGCTGTCTTCTTCCAGAATCCTTGGTTTGTCGAGCGTCTTCGCCAAGGGCCGGAAAAAGCCATTACAGACCTTGGAGACTGGCCCCCTAGTCAGACCCTGCCAGACAGTCCGGAAGCCTTGTAGGCCCTTCTAGGGCCATTGGAAGACACGCCATGCCGTTCAAGTCCAAAGCGCAGCAGCGGTTCATGTTCGCCCAGCATCCCGATGTGGCCAAGCGGTGGGCCAAGAAGACTTCAAACATGGCACGGCTTCCCGAGAAGATGAAGATCAAGAAGAAGAAGTAGAAGCTTAAGTTCCAAATGTC